ACGCTCATATACGCGAAAGATTTTTCGGATTCTAGCATGCAGACATACGTTATAGGTGTATACTGTAATCATCCAGTAAAGGCAGAGAGAAAGGAACGAAAAATGTGGAATGACCTCAGGGACGAGGAGACGATTATCGTCTATAACACACAGCCAGACGAGGGAGACAGATGCCTTTACGATGGCAAGGTTGGAGACATGAGTGACGATCTGCGTTCACGTCTCCGCGTGGCATCCTTCTATCCCCTAGGTGATGCAGAGGAATATGACATAATCGCCATCATCTAGAGGCAGTGAATGGGGCTAGGAAACTGGCCCCATTTTCTTTTGGAAATATCGGAATGCCACTATTTCCCACGGCATAAATTACCGTGCGAATTTCTCACGAAAGCGCTTCCATATCAGGCGTTATTAGTGTATACTAATATACGAAGAGGAAAGGTCAGACGGCACATACCATCGAGAGACAGGCCGTAAATGCGATTCCTCAGAGAGAGAGAAAGGAAACAAATGTACAAGATGACAAAAGAATTCTACGCGCCCACGAATCGCGGATTCAGCCGCAAGCCATACGAGGTGACTGAAGAGGTCGTGACTGATGAGTTCTTCGAGAACTACACAGATCCAGCGCAGACGCGATTCTTCAACTCGCTAGGCTACGAGCGCAGGTATCCAAACGGTTCATACGGATGCAAGATTGTGACCATCCCGCCAGACAGGAGCTACCGTCGGGTTGTGAGGTTCAAGTACGTGCCGCGTGCGTAGGTTCTGAAATACACGGAGAGAGGAAGATGCAACGATGAAATACAGCGAATTTATCGAGAAGACTACGAAGAGAGTCAACGACTTGCCAATGATTTTCGCCTTCAGCTCAGAGCAGCTTGACAGAGCGCTAGATGATATGGGGCTGAGTATGAAGGACATGAAGGGCGATAAGCTAATCAGGCTAGGGTTCGGGGCGTTCTGCCTAAAGAGCGACCTCGACCACATCATGAGCGAGCTTGATGCCGTCAAGGAAATGAAGAGCGAGTTCGTCAAGGACTACGAGCAGGCATACGATGCCTTCTTCTATGAGATGGGCAACCACGAGTATCACATCAACGGCGAGGGAGACTGGGACGTGCTCAGCTGCTTTGGCCTAGATGATGATGTCTGCGAGTACGTGGACGGCAAGGACGCCGACGAGTACATGGATGCTATGGGGCTTTCTCCAGTGACCAAGGCCGCATACCATGACGCACGCGGTGACTTCCTTCGCATGGCGGACGAAAAAGGCTGGTACTAGGGAAAGGAAAGGCAATGGCAGAAGGACCATCTACAGCGCACACAGATCCGGAAGGGTACGCAAGGTATGAGGGCAGCGTCGAGTGCATCGAAGCCATACGCTCGGCGCTTACGCCCGAGGAGTTCCGAGGATTCTGCAAGGGGAACGCCATCAAGTACATCTGGAGAGAGAGTTCGAAAGGCGGAATCCGGGATATCTACAAGGCGGCTGACTATCTCAGCATGGTTCTGGATGGCAAATGGATGCATTCGGAAGAAGCCTAAAAAATCTTCGATTTACGCTTGCAATGGGGTTGTATAGGTGTATACTATAATCAGCAAGTGAGGAAGAGAGAAAGGAACCAAGAAATGATGTACATTCCAGACTTTAAGAACGCAATCAATGACTATCTCACCTATAGCGGTATGAACCCGGAAGATTGGGACGTCGATGGAGCGGCCGCTGAAATGAGATGCAGATACGACGTGGACAGCATCGACGATATTCCAGCAGATGAGTTCACCGACATTCTGGTGCGCTTCTCAAAGTAGGACAGGACAGCGGGGCCGGTGAAAGTCCGGCCCCATGGAGAAAGGAGACACGATGAACGTCCTGAACACGCTCAACATAAGCCCACTGAGTCCATGCGTCTCATGGGGCGACGTGATTTTATTCATCCTGATATGGGCTGCAATCCTCTTTGCAGTCTGGAAGAAGGTGGGACCATGTGCCAGTCAGTCGAAGACGTCGACCGCATATCGTGGGAGGCGGAAATGATGCGAGCTGAGGAGCATTTCGACTCCATGGATGAGGATGAAGACTGCGAAGAAGAAGAGACGGAGGGTTCAGGATGGGAGACAGCATGACAGTGCTCGTGGAGCTCATGGCGCTCTGCGGAGCCAATCTTGCCATGATCTGGCAGATGTCGACGCTGGCCGACGAGATGCACGACCTGGACGATGACATGCGTGCCGTGGCGATGTGACTCGCACGCATGGAGGCGCACAGGCTCATGGTTGCCGGAAGGCAGAAGGACGGAGACAATGATGGCGAAGATTAGCGACGAGCTGCGTGAGGTGGCGGAAAGGCTGAGGCAGATGGCTGATGCACACGACGCGACCGAAGCGAGCCGCGTGGCCCACGCTCTCGAGCTTGAGTACAAGGTGTACGGGACCGTCGTGGCATTCGACAGCGCCGACATATGGAGCCTCGCCGACCTCATAGACCCGACGTGCCAGATGAAAAGCATCCCGGAACCGGGCTATCGCGTGTGCTCCCGTTGCGGAGCGTTCGTCAGGAATGACGCGGCGACGAATTGCACCGAGGCAATCCCCGTCAGGTTCTGTCCCAACTGCGGGGCGAGTGTGGTGAGCGACGATGACTAGCAGCGACAAGCGCCGCGAGGTTGCGGCGACAATGAGGGCGATTTCTTGCAGGGGCGTCGGGGACCTCACTCCGCTCGGCGATAGGAAGGGTAGATGCAGGGCGGCACGAGTCCGAAGACATCGAAATATAGGAGGTGACGCCAGTGGCAACGGAAGCGCAGATCAAGGCACAGGCGAAGTACGACGCGAAGAACACGCGGCAGCTGCACCTGAAGCTCAACCGACGCACCGACTGTGACGTTCTGGAAAAGCTGGACAGCGTGCCCAGCAAGCAGGGATATATTAAGGCGCTCATACGAGCAGATTTGAACAGATAGAGGTGACGGGAACTCGAAAGGGTTCCCGTTTTCATTTCGAAAAGCTTCCGGTTCTCGCTTCCATTCATGCGCTATAGGTGTATACTATAGATGTCAAGAGGGAGAGAGAAAGGAACCAAAATGCAGGAAACCAAGAAGCGCGGCATCTACCTAGTGGAGAGCTACGATGGCACCATCCGCAAGATGTACGCGAACTACAAGAGCGCCTACAAGTATGCAAACAAGCTCGCAAGAGAAGAAAAGTGGTGCAGTCTATTAGAGGTAACGGACGATGGAATCATAGAGCTGGCAGCATGCTAGAGAGAAAGGAACCCGCAATGAAGACCATCACAAACCGCAAGAAGACCATCAGGAAGTTCAGCGACGGCGAGAAGACCGAGATTCGCATGACAATCTTCAACGCATGCATCCATCATGGCTACAAGCTCATCGAACGCAGAATCTGGGTTGATATAGACGGGAACGAGTGGGCAAGCGGAAACGGATGCGGCCTGTACTATCTCCTCGGGCGTGAAAATGGGCACTACGTCTACACTGGAAAGATGGCAGGCGTTATCGACTAGAACGCAATGGCAAGAGAG